TTGCCGTAAATGTCAAAGCCTTCTACTTGATTATATTGTTCTAACCAGTTACGACACTCTTTGATTGTTCCGGGATTTACGGGAGCAACATATTCACCATGGAGAGTTTTATATTCGGTCTTATTTCTTGACCTTACAAAGAAAGTAGGATAATACTCAATCTTGTCTTTATAATGCTCTCCGTTGTCGTAACCCCTTACATAGATGTTGTTACCAATTTGCTTAACTGATGTATACCATTTTTCACTCATTCTCACCTTTTAGAACTTGTTGATATTTCTGCTTTAGTAATGGATTAGGATCTACAATAGTCAGCACTTTATCAGAATGAATCTTAAACTTATTCTGAGTTGTGTATTGTAGTAACCAAGGCTCAAGAGTTAGATCTTCTTTTACCAAGAACGGTTCAATCAAGAGCCAGTCGGGATCCCCAATTTCTTGGGGCTCAAGATCTTTTGCTTGAGTTAGGATTTTTGTGTTATCAGGAAAGATCAGTAGTGCTATTTCCACAGGATTCGTTGTATAGGTCAATTAGGTCTGGAGTTGGGTCCACAATAGTGAGCTTAGCATCCTTATCTAGCTCCACTACATTATCAGTAGTGAACTGAGGCCAGGTGAATAGGGATACGCTGGTTCCGTGCTTATCATCAATAGCGTAAGTACCAGTGATTTTGATGAGCCGAGGATCTGTTAAAACATAAAACAAAAATTTACCATCATCCCAGGCTTCTTGGATTTTAGAGACAATATAATCTCCGTTTTTCAATAGGATTAATTTTGGATTCATAAAAAAGGGGAGGTCCGATTCCTCCCCGTATTATAGCATGGTCTTGGCTGGTTGTCAAGCCCCTCTTGTCAATCTTCCCTACCTTTAACCGCATAATGATTGGCAACATTGGGGTTTGGGCCGCGCATTTGTGCAGTTTTTTGTCCCTTTCTCTTCTTCACCCCTCTCTTACTGTCATGTGAAGCAGTTCTGTCATAGAATACGCTATTACCTCTTTTTACTTTTGGGTTGCCCTGCTCATTACCTCCAGTTCCTCTTGTCATTTTAGCAGTGAGGGCATTTCTGCCTGAATCATGTTGTTTCCATTGTTCAGCCGCCCTCCTATCTGAAGCAGATGCCCTGGTCCTTCTTACATGAACATCTTCTGGGCTCAAATTATAGTGGCGTTCTCCGCGATTAGCCTCATCAAGAATCTCTTCTAGCCACTCTTCGCTCATATTAGCCATAATGACTTCAGCAGATTCTGCATCGTCACAATAACCCTCGTCTAGCAGATGGTCTAGAACTAGATCGTAAACATCTAGTTCTTCTTCCATGTATCCTTTTCCGCGAAGTTTGATAGAGGGGTAATCTTTATCATGATTATCATCATAACGATAAGAAGAAGCGCCTTCTCCTCCAATATTACCTCGCATACCTCTGCGCTCTTTATGCTCCCTTCTTCTTACTTTTGTTGCCGTTGCGCTGTTTGGGTCTATGACTTGAAATCCCGCCCTAGCATTTCTTAGTTTGGATCTATGCTCTGCGGGAACTGTTTTGTCTGCCTTAGATTCATCAAGCTCAACATCTACATCTTCAGTCAAGCTCTGTTGATCTTCATAGACAGATCTATAGGCTGCATAAAGATTCCGAATGTCTAACGAGTCCATAAAAATTTCCTAAACTTTTATACTTATTTATGAAAAAGCCTCCTATCACTAGGAGGCTAAATGTGCTAGACTTTGATTTTTGACAAAGACACAACAGCGGCGACAATAGTATAACTATTTATCAGAGCCACTTCTTAAGTTTCTGGTGTTCTGGGATGATCCGTTGGAACTTAATAACAAGTAGACCCTCACTAAAATCTACATCTGTAATTTCTACATCATCAGATAGTGTCCAACTACGAGTAAATGATCGTTTGGATAGTCCACGATGAATGTATTCAACAGACTCATCTTTGTTTACTTTACCAATAACAAAGAGCTTTCCATCTTGAGTTTCTACTGAGATTTCTTCTTTCTTAAATCCAGCAAGAGCAACTTCAAGTCGGTAGTTGGCCCCACCTTTTTCTTTAACAAGATTATAAACCGGATAGTTGGCTTCGGTATAATGCCGAGTTGTTAGCCGATTAAACCATTCATCAAGACCAATGGTGTAAGTGCTAACATCATTCCAGAACTTAGTAAGGTCATGGGAATCATAGGTAGAAAGATTAGACATTTGTTCCTCCTTAAAAAAGCGAGTGTTTAGCAGGATCCCCTAATGGGCGATCCATGCTCTTATTTAACACTAACTATGGAGAAAAGGCAAGTGTGGATACCCGAACTTACTGCTCTTTTGTTTGTGGGCGCTTCTTTTTACCGATAGTATACTTAGTCTTCAACTGATACTCCCCGCTCATTTTCTCCTTATAGGTAAGGATCTTAATTTTATTGAGTGGGGCAAAGCTGGTCATAATCTCAGGATTAACAATCTCAAGTAGTGACCAACTTTCTAGTAAACGTGCAATTGTATTGTTGCGCTCTACGTCCTCTTGCGTAATCGTAGTATCCCGCCCATCAAGAGCGAACAGATACTTGAAGTTACAAATGTAATAACGATTTTGTTTGTGTAGAAGTAGGCTGCTCTGAGTAAGAGTCTTATTTTTTACACTCAAAACACCAATACGACTCAGACTTTCGGTAATAACAAGAAATGAATCGGGGTCCTTCAGGCGGACCTCAACCATCATTTTTTCAGGATCAAAGGGCAAATAGTTGGTATCAACACTTCCACTCATAAAAATCATCCAAATTATAATAACTATTCACTATTTAGACCCTCCTTTGTTTAGCTGATCTTTGATGTATTGCACTTCCTCAATACTTAGAATCTTTAGGTAATCTTCTGCTTTTGTCAAACTGACATTATAGTAATCTATAATGTACTGGACATTATCTAGTTTGCTTTTTTTAATGAACGGAGTAAACCTTTTCTGCTTTCTTATTGAGTTAAGATAAAATTTGTACTGCATCTCAGGGGGCATTGTAAAGTGTTTATTCATTTCCTGAGCAGCCAAAATGCAATCAATATGCCCAGCCATCATACGGTTGATGATGAAAGCTGGATATTGATTTTTACATTCTGGATACTTCTTCATTAGATCTTCTTTTGTATTAAAAATAGAATCTAACCAATCTTTAAGTTCTAGCTTCATAGAAATTCAATTGCATCCTCCATCATCAATTTAATAAAACAAGTAATCAGATTAACTTCATTATCCATAACATTACATGCCATGTGTTCATGAATGATAAGGATTGCTGCTGGGATAGAGTATGGTTTCATAACACCCTCTAGGCCATCATAGACAGACCGAAGAACCATAGTGGCATCATTATCAAGATTATTGATTGCCCATTTGCGCACTTCACCAAAGTTTCTCTCTTTCATTGCCTTATAAAGAGTTGAAACCTTAATGTCCGATACTTGAGCCAGGACGCTTGAATTGATTTCCCCAGATGCAGAATATTGCTGAAGGATGTTCAGTGTCCTACGGAAATCAGGGAAATATTTTGCTACTAGCTTAGCAACCACCTTCTTATCTTCTACCTTGATCTTATTTTCCTCAAGGATTTTAAGAATTGAGGTATAGAAGTCCGCAAGTAACTGAGGCTTTTCTTCTTTGGGGAACTTAAAGTTTACAATAGGACAGCGGGATAGAACTGCCAAATCAATGCGATTTGGGTAGTTGCAAGTAAGAACAAAAGTACAGTTCTTTTGTGTTGCCTCAATAACACCAAGGAAAGCCTTCTGGGCATCTTGTGTCAGGTTGTCTGCCTCATCAATCAGAAGGATCTTCTTCCCTGATGAATACATTGATACTGAACTTGCATAAGATTCAACTGTAGTCCTGATGGTATCAATGGACCTTTCCTTGGATCCATTAATCATCATAAAGTCCACTTGAAGCTCTTTTGCAAGCGCCCTAATTGTGGAGGTTTTGCCGCAGCCTTTGGGCCCGGCAAGAGTCATATGGGAAGTTTTCCCTGAATCTCGGATGCCAATAAACAGATTCTTTAGGTCCTTTGGGAGGATGACTTCCTCCATTGTCTTTGGCGTATATTTTTCGCAGAATAGAAAGTCTTGACTCATAAGAAACATAATGTATAGGATTATTGCAGTAGCTCCCATTATTTGAGAACTACTGCACATTTTTCAACTTATCTGAATTTTCAAGTTTTGTGAAAATTCATCATTCCTGAAAATCTGAGTCAGGCTCCAGGGGTAGGTAGTAGACAAGATCCGTTGCTGTATTGTTGAAACGTGAAATCTTTGACTTAGAGATAGTAACATCATAGGAACCCTTAAGGATCAAGATGTTTTCAATGCGAAGATTAAAAGTAAAGGTATTCCCGGTATCACCGACAACAATCGTGTATTCATTAGATGAAGGGTTCTCTTTGTCATGAACAACCAATGAAATCTCACTTCCATCGCCCACAACAGATAGGTCGGGTAGCTGATAGATGCTGCGAGCCTTGAGGATCTTATCTAGATGTTCTGCACTTAGATTAAATGCCACATCTTCTGATGGTAGAACAAGAGGTTTATCCGGTGGAGAATTGATCATTTCAGGGTTGCAGAAGAAGTATTTAATCTTACGCTTCCCTTCCTTAAGAATTACAAAACGATCTTCTTCATCAGAAAAGTCCAGTTCAGGATTGTCCAGAAGTGAGTATCCGTTGAGAAATTGATTCAGGTTGTAGATGGCAAACTCTTTGGGAAAAGTCTCCGGGACAACAGCTTCTCCAAGAATAGTCTTTGCTGGATATTTCATTGTGCGAATCTTGTTTCCCTGTCGGAAAAGAATAGATTCATTGATACTCGCAAAATTTTTCAGAATTGCGAGCGTTTCAGGTGATAGCTTCATAATATAGTTGTAAAGATCAGGCTAGGTTATAGTTCTGGGGTAGGGGCTTATCGTGACCGGAGAAGTGATAGAGTAAGATTCCGTAATGGATGATCTTCAGAGCATCAGATTTTGATTGTCCCTTACGCTCATAACGAGCACCATACTTAATGACATTATCCTGGGAAAATGATGCCCCGTGTCCGATTGAGTTAATTAGGTCAATTGCCTGGATAGAATTATCCTCTGAGGCATAATGAGCCCCGTAAGTTGAGATGATGTATTCCTCTACTTGCTTAAGAACTTCTCCTTCGTTAAACTTCCAGAAGTTTTCTTTTGATGTGCTCATAAATTATATTTCAATAAAAACGGCCGTCCTTTTGGGTGGACGACCGTATT